TTCTAGCATAGGAGGGCCATCAGCTACCTACGCTATTGGCGGAGACGGTGGCGACTTTAATACTAGCGTCTCTCCAAATTTTGGAATATACGGTTTCTCCCCAGCTGAATTTGGATCTGGTGGAGGCGGTGCTGGTGCACGTGCCGAAAAGGCTGGATTTGCAGACCAAGCAATGAATCCAGGAATTGTAGGTCAAAATGGTGTTGTTATTTTTGCATACCCAATCTCCCCAACGACAGGATTTTCTAACCCACAAGTTCCAGACAAGCCAGCTAAACCAACGGCTACTCCAAACATTCTTTTTGACACGGTAAAGTGGTCAGCAGTTAATGATAATGGATCTCAAATTATTGAGTACGGCTGGGAGGCCAGCGATGGAAACGAGGGGACAACTACTTCCCTCGGTGTAACCGTGCCACAAGTTGAAAACACATCTCAGACGTATAGGGTTAGAGCACGTAACTCAGTAGGATGGGGCCCATGGTCGGACGACTCTTCTCAAGTTACTACCGTTGCACCGTTCTTCCCGTTCTTCCCGTTCTTCCCACACTTCCCACCCCACTTCCCCCCGCACTTCCCCCCACACTTTCCTCCACACTTCCCTCCACACTTCCCACCGCATTTCCCGCCACACTTTCCTCCACATTTCCCTCCACATTTCCCTCCACATTTCCCACCTCACTTCCCACCAAGATTTAGCTATTCTCCAAGATTCTACAGGCACACTTTTGGAAAAAAGGTAGAAGGCCAAGAGGAACAAGATGGCTAAGCCGCTAAACCTTTATGCAACTAAAGTTTTTGGAGAGCACCCAATTTCAATGTGGGCATTGGATGAGCAGGTTGGGTATATTAGACTTACCTCAGAAGCAGATCAGAATTTGGCCAACTGGAATGTTTCGGGGGCAACAATAGTAAACGCCAGAGACTCCCTGGCCTTTTCTGAAGTGCCTTCGTCATTCCCATTTGATGAAGAGTATGCTAGCGGAATTGTTGAAGCTGCTGGCAACGGGGGCCTGATCACAATAGAAGCATCAGATGTAATTTCAGATAGCAAGATTGATCTAGGACTAGGGTCTATTGCAATTGGTTTTTATGCTTTTACTTACGACAGAACTGTCCAGGCAAGGATTGGATTTGCTTATGTGAATTCAGAAACCCAAGAAGATGTAGAGTTAATTAGGCTTGTAAATATTCCAGCCAATAGGGCCTGGGCTTTTGTAGCAGAAACGATCCCGCTTCCCCCAAACGTCTCGCAAATAAAACCAATTATTGAATTTTTCTATACAGAGACAGAGCTGTCTTATGAAATTGCTATTAATGGCATTAGTATCGGTCAATGGTCAGAAGAGTTCCATACGGAGTCTTTGGGGGTTACAGCAATAGACCTACCATCGGATATTCCAATTGATGCAAAGGCTGTTGAGGCCCGCCCCTATGGTCTTCAGGGTAGATCTGGTTATTACCTAGCATCCGAAACAAATCTTTATGCAAAAAATTCTGGTGTGCCACTTGTCTTTGGCTCTGATAATTGTACAAGAATTACCCCAAATGAAAATGGCAAACCATCTCTAATAGTTCCTGGCGAAGGCTTTTTGAACAATTCTGGTAAATATAAGCCACTAACCTTAGAGTTCTGGGCAAATATCCACTCAAATGCTATAGAGCCTTATAGGATTTTTGGCCCAATAGGATCCGATGATGGTATTTATGTGGACAAGCATCTTTTAAAACTAAAAGTTGGAGATTACGTTGGATCACATTCAGTAAAAGAGTGGGGCAGGCCAATGCTACTTTCTATCAGGCTAAGGTATAACTTTGCCTCACTTCTTATAAACGGAGAAGAGGTTATCTCCCTAGAGCTTGACCAAAACCTAGTCTCCTATCCCGACGAGTTCGCTGACGGCAATAGTATGGACTGGCTTGGTTTTTATGCATATGACGATGTGCCAATAGTTCAAATTGAAGCGGTAGCAGTTTATCCATATGAGGTTCCAGCAATTGTACAAAAACGCAGATTTGTATATGGTCAAGGAGTTGACTTCCCGCTATCGCTGCAGGGCCTAGACAATAGTACAGTTGTGTCGGTAGACTACTCTATGTCTAACTACGATAAAAATGTACTATATCCACAGACTAATCGGTGGTCATCTGGGTATTCAGATAATCTACAGGTTTCTACATCGTCTCTATCTCTGCCTTCTTACACAAGCCCAGATTTATATTTAAGCTCTAAAACATATAACGAGTGGGTAGAGGCTAATACTGATAACTTTAGTGAGTTAGATAAATACTTTAGCCTAAGACCCAACAGTGATTGGTCCGACGAAGGTGCATATTTATATTTTGATAACCTGGGCTTTTTGAAAGAGTCTATGTCAGCATTTTATGCAGTGTTTGAAACTCCTTCCGACAACATGTCTAAGCAAATGCTATTAAGATTTAAAAATGATCTAAGTAACTCTTCATTAGATATTTATTTAAAAGATTCAAAAATATTTTATAGTCTGTCCTATCTTAATGATGAAAACCAAACAGTCGAGGATATTTTTTATGAAGCATCTGGAAATATTGTTGGAGATAGGTTTTTAGTTGGCATAGATATTTCAGCAGCCTCAGAGTCTTTTTCTTCAGAAGTTTCTACATTTTTACAAACAATCCAATCCGCAAAACTTTACATTGGCGGAAACGAAAGCTTTAGCAATACCTTTAGTGGCAAGATCTTGCGTGTTGGTTTCTGTGGCACAAGAAATCTACAAAAAGCAATTAATCTTTTTAATGAACTTGGCGTTCCGACAGACTATTCTGACGGACAGATAGCTTCTTCTAATAAAGAAACCCATATTGCTACCTATACGCTAGTAGCCACTAGGCCAATCTCAAAGTTTATGTTAGATGTCGCTGTAGATTCATATTGGGAAGACTATCTTCCGCTTAGTTACTTTGGTTCCTATGTAGAAGATTACCAGGGGAACAAGCTCTTTGCTCTTGACTTTCTGCAGTTTAACGTCGATTACATAAAACTAAGTAGGTTCGCTGAAGACTCGTATGATACCTCTGGCTTACCAATTAAAACATATGTATCTTTTCAATACCTTGCTGACGGGGCCAATGCCGATCCTAATTATTTTACAAAAACATTACCATTATCTAAAACAAGTGTGGTGTCTCCTGGAGAAGACTGGCTAACTACAAGATATGAAGTGCTGAATGACTCAGTGATTAAGCTACCTATCGGAGCATCAATTAATAGCTTGGCTATTGTTATTTCTATGGAATTTCAGTCTGGCGGCGTAGCATCAGATAATCTATCTATCACATCTCTTGAACTAGCTTCTCAAGCACTAGGCCAGTCTCCTAATAAAATTAATACAAGGTTTGGCACACCAATTATTCCATTTAGAAAATCAGGCCAATATTTTGAGTATAAAAATGTAGATCCATACACAATTCAAAAAAGGCAGCAGCCATATTTATATTTAACAAAAAATAGTGGGGTTAGAATGAGGGGCGAGTATTCTGCCTCAGATAGAAATGGGTTAAGCATACCAATTAATTCTACAAAGTCTAGCTTTTTTAGGGTTAATATGTTTCAGTTATTTATGAGGTATTCAGAAGAGGATTTTGCAACAGCACCAAAGCATTTATTTGAAATACAATCTGGAGAATCTCTTATTCAATTTTTCTTAGTAGCAGACTCTAATACCAGACAAAGGGGGCAGATTTATGCAATTGATCAGTCCACTAGTAGACTAGTCTCTGGAGTCGTTTATCATATAGATGGTAAGGTAGTAAAGCGTCCAATACTAAATCTTAATGCTTGGACGGCTCTCTCCGTATCCTTTAATGAACCGCTATCCTTCGACTACTATCCTGGTGCATTAAGAATTACTAGCCCTACTTTGTTTAATCACATTTCGTATTATCAAACTACTCAGCTAGACGAAGTTCAACGATTTGCATACCGTAAGTGGTCGGCAGTTAGGTCTGGAATTGATAACCCACTAGATTGGAGCTATTGGTCTGGAAAGGATCAGACACTAGAGGGGGAGGTATACGAGGTTTCTGATGGATTTAGTTGGCAAGAAGTTCTGTTTTTGGCAGAGACAGATCCAACAGTTCCAGATGCAGCAAATGTCTATCGTCAATATACTGGAACAGCCAGCGTAATTGTAGACTCAGAGTCTAGCCTTAGGCTATCTGGCTACGAATCTTCTGTCCTAAAAGATATTTCTTGGTCCACTTCTTCCAGTACTCCAGTATAATGTGGTATACTAGTGGCTATGGAAAACAAAAAACCACGCTTTCCTGGTCAAGTCGGTGACACGAAGGTCCAGGTTATAGAAGAAAACTTCTCTAATTTTGGAACTTACGTATGGCACAAGGCCAACGGAAAAGCATTTACTGACGGAAATGGAAATGCCCTGTCTATCGAAGCCATGAAGGGCGACCTTACTAGAGTTCAAGAACTAGAAAATGCTGCTAGATATTGGGGGTGCCCAGAAGGAACCGCAAAGTTCTACCCAAACATGCGTAAGATCTCTGAAGAAGAGCACAGCGAGCAGCTTGACAGAATGAATCAGGGCCTTATTCCAAGCATGAATGACCTTGGTGCAGTTATTGCAGCTAAGAATACTCTAGAAGCTTACGGAGACGAGGGATAATGGCAGAGCAGTGGACAGTGGGAGCCCGAATCGATGACATTGTGGACACACCAGATGTTTTTAAAAACCAGGACCCATTTAACAAATCGTGGGACGATATTAAAGGCCTCAATGGTTTAGACACAAACTTTAAGCGTAGGGCTACTAGGCTTGCCAAAAATATGGCGTACGGCTACGAGACAAGAACAGACAACTCTCTGGCAAACGACCCCAGCCAGCAATACATGAGCAGTGCTCTTGCTGTGGCATCTGGCCTAGATGATGCAAAGTCTAAAGAAATTAATCCAGGGCAGGTCTTCCGTAATGGCTACGGCATGTTTGACGTAATTACACCTCCCTGGAATCTATATGAGCTTGCTAACTACTACGACACTTCTTTTGCTAACCACGCAGCTATCGATGCCAAGGTTGAAAATATTGTGGGCCTGGGCTACGACCTTGAAATTTCTCCAAGAACAATGGCAAGGCTAGAGTCTAATGGAGATAAGGCTGCAGTAGAAAGAGCAAGAAACAGAATTGAACGACTAAAGATCGAGATGCGAGACTGGCTTGAAAACTTAAATGACGAAGAGTCTTTTACCCACACCTTGACTAAGTTTTACACAGATGTGCAGGCAACTGGAAATGGCTATCTTGAAATTGGTAGAACTACTAAGGGCAAGATTGGTTATATTGGACACATTCCAGCAACGACAATGCGTGCTCGTAGACTTCGAGATGGCTATGTCCAGATTATTGGCAACAAGGTTGTTTACTTCCGAAACTTCGGGGCAACGAACAAGAACCCAATTACAACTGACCCAAGGCCTAATGAAATTGTTCACTATAAAGAATACTCACCACTAAATACATTTTATGGTGTACCAGATATCATGTCTGCTATTACATCGCTTCACGGAGATCAGCTAGCATCTCAGTACAACATTGACTACTTTGGAAACAAGGGTGTCCCACGATATGTAGTAACTCTTAAGGGGGCACAGCTGTCAGCTGACGCAGAAGACAAGATGTTTAGGTTCTTGCAGAGCAGCCTTAAGGGGCAGAACCACCGCACTCTATATATCCCACTACCTGGAGATAGCGATAATAGCAAGGTAGAGTTTAAGATGGAGCCAATTGAAAATGGAGTTCAGGAGGCATCATTCAAAGAGTATCGTAAACAAAACCGAGACGACATTCTGATTGCTCACCAAGTTCCGCTATCAAAAATTGGTGGCGGGGATACAACCTCTATCGCTAATGCTCTATCTCAGGATAGGACATTTAAAGAGCAGGTATCTAGACCAGCACAAAATAACCTAGCTAAGATGATTAACAAAATCATTAAAGAAGAAACAGATGTCTTAGAGTTTAAGTTTAATGAGCTAACTCTAACAGATGAAATTGCACAGTCGCAAATTCTTGAGCGTTACGTTAAGAACCAGATTATGGTTCCTAATGAGGCAAGAGAAGCATTGGGATTGCCGCAAAGACCAGATGGCGATGACCCATTTGTAATGTCCCCAAGACAGGCAACTGACGCAAGGGCAAACTCAGCAGGTAACAGACAGAGAGATGCCGAGAGAGCAAACAATCAGTCTGATAGCCCAGCAACTATCTCTGGCAGAAATGCACAGGGAGAGGGAAGATCATCTAGTTAACGAAAACTTTAATTATATCGTTTTTTTAACAATTTGATAAAAAGTATTGTATAATGGATCTAGTATGACTATGTTTAAGGCACACTGGGATACGGAAGGCGACGCTGTTCGTCTTTCAATGCCCTTCAGTAAAGTTGACGTTCAGAGACGTATTGTCTCTGGCTTTGCCACGCTTGATAACATTGACAAGCAAAACGATATCGTAACCACAGATGCCTCCATGAAGGCATTTTCTAAGTTTCGCGGGAACATACGCGAAATGCACCAGCCTTCTGCAGTAGGCAAGATGGTCTCCTTCAAAGAGGACAAGTATTTTGATCCCGAGACCAAGAAATTCTACTCTGGTGTCTATGTTTCCGCGTACATTTCTAAAGGTGCTCAGAACACTTGGGAGAAGGTAATTGACGGAACTTACACAGGTTTCTCAATTGGTGGTAGAATGAATAAGTGGGACGACGCATACGATGAGAAAGCAGATCTGCAGATTAGGGTAATTAAAGAATACGACCTAGTAGAGCTATCCCTTGTGGATAATCCAGCTAATCAGTTTGCCAGCATTCTTTCTGTAGAAAAGGTAGACGGCGTTGACGTTCTTAAGGGAGAGTCTATGGAAGCAGAGATTGAAAACGTTTTCTGGGATGCAGATAACGGACTAGTAATGCTATCCTCCGATGAAGAAGTTGTTAGCCCAACAACTGGAGTGAGCATGAAGAACATTGGTTTTGTTGAAAAGAATGATGAAGATAAGAAAGATTTAATAAAGTTCTTGGTTGATAGTGCTAAAGGCATTGGAACTGAGATAACAAAGGAGGTTAGTCCTATGACTGATGAAACCACAGAACTCGTTGACGTTGTTGACGAGGTAGTAGAAAAATCAGATGAGGTCGCTCCAGAGGCAGATGCCGCAGCTGAAAGCGAAGTTGCCGTCGAAACCAAGGCCGATGAAGAGGTTGAGGTAGAGAAGGCCGACGATGCTGAAGCAGAGGTCGAGGTCGAAGAGGCCGAGGCTACTGATGAGGCCGAAGCAGTCGAAAAGGCTGACGAGGTTGTCGAAGAGGCTGCTGAGGTGTCGAAGTCAGATGACGTTGCTGTTGATGCAGTTGCCGAAATCAAAGACACAATTACATCAGCCTTTAGCGATCTTGCAGATACCGTTAAGGCACTACATGCCGAGGTAGATGCACTAAAGAAATCAATTACTGGCGTATCCGAGGAAGTTTCTGCAGCCAAGCAGGAAATTTCAGAAACAAAGGGCCAGTTTGATGAGTTTGGAAAGAGGGTAGATGCTGTAGAGCAAGATACCGCTTTCCGCAAATCTGGCGATCTTGGCGAGATCGTGCAGGAACAACCTGAATTGGTTGAAAAATCCCTATGGGGCGGTCGTTTCCTCAAAACTGCCGACTTATTTAAATAAGTAAAATCACTTAGGAGGTGACATATGTCGGAAGAGATCAAGAAAAACCAGCCTGGTGAGGCTGGTGAGCTTGGTGGCACCACTCCAGGTAACTTCCAAGCACAAGGTGCATTTGCATCTGGTGGAATTGGAGGAGTAACTGACCCTGGTGCTGACACACTTGGTAACATTCCTAACGCCGAGTTCGGTGTAACTACTGGTCCAAACGCAGTTAACCCTTCGGGTGATGCGGCTAGTGGTATTCTCCGTCCCGAGCAAGCACGTCGTTTTATTGACTACGTGTGGGATGGCACAGTTCTCGCCAAGGATGGTCGTCGCGTAACTATGCGTGCAAACTCAATGGAACTTGAAAAAGTTAACGTTGGTGAGCGTGTAATTCGTGCGGCTGCACAGGGTATTGGTAACTATAACAATACTGGAGCAACTTTCAGCAAGGTCGAATTGACTACAAAGAAGATTCGTCTCGACTGGGAGGTCTCAGCTGAGGCCCTAGAAGATGGTGTCGAGGGTGCTGCCCTTGAAGACCACCTAGTACGCCTAATGACCAATGCATTCGCTAATGACATTGAGGACCTAGCCATTAATGGCGATGGTTCTACTGGAGACTTCTTGTCCATCATGGACGGATTCGTCAACAGAGTCAAGACAAACGGTGACGCACACGAGTACGTTACTACTGTCACAGACAACGCCTGGACTACAGAGGTTATGCAGGGACTGCTCCTTGCTATGCCACGTAAGTACCGTGCACTTAAGAATAACCTTAAGTTCTACGCTGGTACTGATGCATTCCAGGGCATTGTAAAGAACAACGGTACACTTGCTGACGCTATTGCTGAGGCATTTGCTGGTACACCAGCTGGAACCGAGCGTAACCGTCAGGCTTACCTTGACGGACAGGCCCAGACTCTGGGTACTGCACGTTCAACTCGCGTTCTGGGTATCGAAGTTCAGGAAGTACCTTACTACCCAGCTGGATATGTAGACCTTACATTCCCAGCTAACCGTGTATGGGGCTTCCAGCGTGACATCACAGTAAACCGTGAGTACGTTGCTAAGAAGGACACCATTGAGTACACCGTATTCGTACGTTTCGGTATTCAGTGGGAGGAAGAGGATGCTGTATCATACGCTGACGCAGCAGCTGACTCCTAATCCATAGTCAACCATAAATGAGGGGCAGGGACTTCGGTCCCTGCCCTTTATTTTATTGTTTTAATCTGGTATAATATTAGATAGGAGGCACAAGCATGTCAAACACAAAAAAGAAGACAAGCACGGCAAAAGAAGGCATTATTGCTTCGCCAGAACCAAAGGCGGCAGCAAAGAAAAAGCCAACTACTGCTAAGAAGCAGCTGTCTGATGATATTATTGGATCTAACATTCCAGTAACTGCACCAAAAGAAACATCAGCACCAGCAGCTCAGAGAAAGGCTACTGTAGCTATTCACTCAACCAAGAATGTAGTTTGGGAAGGTGTTGGCAAGGTAGAAAAGGGGTACAACATTGTGACGAAGGCTCAGGCAGATAAATGGGTAACGAGATCACACATTCGTCTAGCAACGCCAGAAGAAGTGGCAAGAGAATACGGAGCATAAAATGGAAATAGCCAGAGTCCCTCACACCGTACCAACAACTACGGTTGCAGTGACATCCCCAAATACAGAGTATGAGTACAAGATTGTAGATCTTTCCGACCACTCTGTGAGGACTGGCTCAGAAACCTCTGATGCAGACGGTAACCTTACTTTAGACTTTCCTACAAGATACGACGGCTCATATGAAGTCACTGTAGATGGTCAAGAGTATAACTTCGATGTTGTCAGGCCCTATGTGGATGCTACGTCAAAATTTAGCGTGGCATCTGAAATTGAAGAATATGCACGTAATGAAGAAATTGCTAGAGCAATTATTGATTCTGTTATTACAGAAGGTTTTTATTACAAGAAAAAGCTGGTACAAAGAGTTGGCCTTGGATCAGACTACTTGCCAATCTGGGACGATGCAAAAAAGCTACTAAAGCTTTATGAGAATAATGTCCTAGTCTTTGATGCAGAAAACCCAGACTCGTACAGCCCAAAGTATAGAATTTCTGGAGATAAAACAGCAATTATGATGGACTACTCTGAAGAGGTAAACTTTGCAGAGCAGAAGCCAAATATTTTGCCACAGGCAGAGTCCGACCTGCTAGATATGACTTTTGGGTATCACGGTTTCCCACAAGGATTCGATTACTCTGTCTTGCTAGAAGTAGGATACCCAGCGATACCATCTGACATTGTTAGAGCAACAGAGCTTATCGTAGAAGATATTTCCTGCGGAAGGCTAGAGTATTACAGCAGGTATATCACAGACTATAATACTGATCAGTTTAAGATTAAGTTTTCAAGAGAAATGTTTGAGGGGACAGGGAACATTATTGTAGATAAAATACTTTCCAAGTATTACAAGTCTATAAGAACTATTGAGGTGTTGTAATGGAATGCGATGCAAACGACTTCATGTTTCCAATGCAAGCAGAGGTGTTTTACCCAGACGTAGAGCAGTCTGCATATGGTAACGTTACCAAAACTTGGAAGCTAGATCGTAAGTTTGCTTGCAGCTTTGCACCAGCTGGCACAGCAATTAAAGAAGAAGTTAACCCCAACGTAGATATTAGCCAAGACTCATTGCTACTGGGTAGGGCTAGGCAGGACCTTAGAATCTCTTCTTTGAATGAGCAAAACTCTGTAACTAACGTGGTAATCTCAAACATTACAGACAGTGCTGGTAATGAGATTTATATAGAGACTGCTGGGCCACGTAAAGGAAAGTCGACCATCTTTGAAATTGCAACTATACAGCCATTCAGCAACCCATTTGGAAAGATTGAGTACTACAAGGTTATTTTAAGAAGATCAGAGAATCAGGGGACAACGGTATAATGATTGCCCCAAGGATTAATGACAAACAGTTTATGAAGGAAATGAATAACCTTATGAACTACTCTGTTGGCTTTCTAGAAGGAGCAAAGCGGGGCAAGGTTGAGCTGCTCAAAGAAGTTGGCATTAAGACCAAGGAAATTCTTGAGCAATACTTGGATGCGAGTGCTAGGGTAAGCCCAGATCTTTTACACCACGTCTATGAATGGTACCAAACTGGTAGCCCAGAGGCTAGGCTTTTTGATATCAATTACAGTGCTGCTGCAGGATCCCTGTCTATGAATGCAACCTTTAGGCAGTCTACTACTGTAAAGAACGGATCAAAGGTGCCGTTTTATAATAAAGCTACCGTAATGGAAAGAGGCATTTCCGTGACAGTGTCTCCAAGATCATCTGAGGTGCTAGTCTTTGAAGACAACGGAGAACAGGTTTTTACTAGGCAGCCCGTAACTATTGAAAACCCTGGAGGTAAGCAAGTTGTCGGAGCCTTTGAAAAAGTTTTCCGAGAGTTTTTCGAAAGATATTTTACGCAATCATTTATGGTAACTAGTGGCCTAGACCAGAGAATAAGAAACACTACTGCATTTGTCCAAGGATTTGGCAGGGGCAAGTCTCTGGGTAAGGCATATGGTAATCAAGTTGGCTACCGCTGGATTGCTGGAAAGGTTGGTATGTAATGACTGCTATTCACGCACCACAGGTTTTTATTAATCACTATCTGCAGGATAAGATTGGTCTGTATCTTAACTTTAATATGCCTTTCATTCCTACATCACCAACAAACATCGATGACCTGACGGAACAATTCCCAGATGGTGCTTTTGCCGTATACGACCGCATGTTTAAAATGCGTAGAAAACCTTTTCCACATATTAAGTGTGAGCAAATTATGTATTACCTTTATAGGACTAGTGATAACATTGCAGACTTATACAGAACCCAGCAGCTCACTCAAGACCTCTTGGACAGAGGGGACGAGTCTGCACAGGATCTTAATGCTTGGATTTATGATAAGTGGGTAGAGGGAGGCAAGATTCAGGAGACAGGCGTTGACATTGTTACTGGATTAGAAGAAACACATGATGTGGTTAAATTTGCTGGAGAATCATTTTTGCTACCATATTTTCATGAAATTAAGATTTTTCAGCTAGAAGAGTCCAGAGACATTATCGATTTTGGAACAGCTAGAACCTGGGCTGGCAATAAGATCATTATTGACTACGAATGGCATTCTTCGTAAAGTTATAAAAAGCTAGTATAATTGTAACTGAGGAAACGAAGCCTGCTAATTTCTTAAGAAAGAAGAGGTGAAACAATATGGCATACACACGTGGTACAAGTGCTAACATTATCGTTGGTGCTGCAGCTCTGTTCACATACGAACAGGGTGAGCTTAGTGATGTAGACCTTCCAGATTACGTTGACAACGTATCATTTAGAGACACTCTAAGCGATACCTCGTCATTCCGTAATGTTGGATACACGATGAATGGTTTGGAAGTTGTATTCCAGCCAGACTTCGGTGAAGTACAGGTAGACCAGGTTCTTGACGTAGCCAAGCTTTATAAGCAGGGCATGCAGGTTAACCTAAACACCGCATTTGCCGAGGCCACACTCGAAAACCTATTGTTCGCTATTGCTGGTACTGACTCAGACCTAACTTCTGTAGACGGAAACGACACTCTAAACATGTCCGCTGGTGACATTGGTGAGTGCCCCGTCGAGCGTGGTTTGGTTGCAGTTGGTCCTGGTACTGGTGACTGTGCAATTGGTGACGAGATCGAACGTGTCTACGTTGCATACCGTGCTCTTTCCATTGAGAATGTTACCGTTTCTGCAAAGCGTGACGAGCCTTCGATGTTCGAGGTCTCCTTCCGTCTTCTGCCAAACGACGTAGCATCTTATGGTAAGATTGTAGACCGCATTATTCCAGCTGGCGGACTTTCCAGCTAGGTTTAATCCAAAGTAAAGCCCAGGAGATATTTACTCCTGGGCTTTACTCTTTTGGTATACTTATTAGATGGCAACTACAGTTTACGATGCGGGGTATATTAAACTCGTTGACGGCACAGAAATATATATAAAGCCACTAAAGATAAAATACCTGAGGGAGTTCATGTCCGCCTTTGAACTGTTGGACATTTCTAAAAACGATGAAGACTCTATAAATATTCTTTCATACTGTGCAATGATAGCTCTTAAATCACAGTACCCTCTAATACAAACAATCGAAGAGTTCGAAGATCAAGTAGATATGCCAAACGTTTATAAAATTTTAGATCTTGCTGCAGGAATTAAAATTAATGAAAAATCAGAGGATTCTGTTAAAAAACAAGCAGAAGATAGTAAGGCTAGCACCTGGGATGAGCTAGACCTAGCTGAGCTAGAGGCAGAGTTATTTTTATTGGGCATTTGGAAAGACTACGAAGATCTAGAAACATCATTATCTATGCCAGAATTAGTTGCAACATTATCTTCTAAAAGAGATTTAGACTATCAAGAAAAGAAATTCTTAGCTGCAATTCAGGGGGTAGATTTAGATAAGCAATCTGGAAAGGCCTCACAGAACGAATGGGAGGCCATGAAAGCTAGAGTATTCAGCAAGGGCAAAACTTCCGATCCAAATGACATTACATCCTTCCAGGGTACGAAGGCCGCACAGGCTGGATTTGGCTTGGGAATGGGCCTAGGCTACGAGGATTTAACCAAAAAATAGTATTGCATTGTGTTATAATTGAGATACCGTTTATATACGTATATGGAAGGAAATAAATGGCTACTGTAAATGAAGAGAAGGAACTTACTCTCATTGATGGAACAAAGATTAGTGTGCGTCCCCTAAAGATTTCACTGCTTCGTCCATTTATGAAAAAGTTTGAGGGTATTGCTAACGTAGCGAATGACAACGACAAGTCTATGAACCTACTCATGGAATGTGTTCAAATTGCCATGCAGCAATACAACCCTGAGCTAGCAAAAGATGTCAAGGCATTGGAAGAGAATATTGATCTCCCCACTGTCTATAAAATTGTCGAGGAGGCTTCGGGCGTAAAGCTTGGTGAAGTCGCCAATCTTATGAACTAGTTAACAAACAAGGAGTTTGTGGATGGCTGATGCTCAGGCCAATATTGGCATAGGTATTGATACTACCCAAGCCCTCGCAGCTATTCGACAGCTGCAGCGAGAGATATCAGTCTTCCACACTCTCATGGCAAAGGGCGGTGCTAACGTCGCCGCCGAGTCCCTGCGAATGCGTCAGGGGCTTATAAATAATATTAATGAGACTGGCAAGTTTTCTGCCAGAATGACTCAGATCAGCTCCAGCACCGAGAGCTTTACAAACTCCCTTGAGAGAAATAAATTCTCAATGGGCCAGTACTTCAAGTACGCTGGGGCATCCACTAAGACTTTCGGAAAGCTTTTTACCAGAGAGTTTGACACAATTAATCGTGTTGCAACTGAAAGAGTAAAAGACCTACAAACACAATACATTAGCATGGGTAGAGATGCTAATGGTGCACTGCAAGCAATTAAAGTAAGACCACTCGCCCTTGACATGGAGAGCTTGTCTACAAGAACTATGATGGCTGCTCAAAAGCAGCAGCTATTCAACCAGGTACTAAAGCAAGGTTCTACAAATCTTCTAAACTTTGGTAAGAACACCCAGTGGGCTGGTAGACAGCTTATGGTTGGTTTTACAATTCCACTAGCAATTTTTGGTACTGCTGCTGCTAGAGAATTCCAAAAGCTAGAAGAGCAAGCTATTAAGTTTAGACGTGTCTATGGTGACATGTTCACTACTACTGGTCAAACTGAAAGAGCACTAGAAAATGTTAGAGAGCTGGCCTCAGAGTTTACTAAGTATGGCATTGCCGTAGAAAAGACGGTTGGCTTGGCAGCTAGGGTAGCCCAGATGGGAAACATGGGTGATGCCCTAGATGCTCAGGTTCGTCAGGCTACAAGGCTTTCTGTTTTGGGCGGATTGGAGCAGGAAGAAGCACTAGACACCACAATCTCGCTAACTAATGCTTTTGGTGTTTCTGTAGATGAGCTGGCAGATAAAGTTAACTTTCTAAATGCTGCAGAAAACCAAACCATCCTATCCATTGAAGACTTTAACGAAGCTATTCCAAAAGCTGGTTCTGTTGTTAAAGCTTTGGGTGGAGACGTAGAAGACCTCGCCTTCTTCCTGACCGCCATGCGAGAAGGAGGCATCTCGGCTAGCCAAGGTGCTAACGCCCTGAAGTCGTCCCTCGGTCGCTTAATTAATCCGACTGAAGAGGCAAGGAAGAGGCTGGCAAATCTTGGAATTGATGTTGTTGGTATTGTAGAAGCAAATGCTGGCAATCTACGCGGAACAGTAATGGCTCTTGCCCAAGCTCTAGATACACTAGACCCACTACAAAAATCAAGAGCTATCGAACAGTTGTTCGGTAAGTTCCAGTTTGCGAGAATGTCCACAATGTTTAACAACATTGTAGATAGTGGAAGCCAAGCAAACAAGGTGCTACAGCTAACTGGTAATTCAGTGCAAGAGCTTGGCATTCTAGCAGATCGAGAAATGAGCAGGGTTGAAGACTCTGTAGCTTATAAGTTTAATAAGAGCCTAGAAGACTTCAAAGCAACCCTGGCACCTTTGGGAGAGGCATTCCTCAAAGCAGTTACCCCGCTGGTTGAGTTTGGAACTAAAATTCTTAATAAGTTTAACGAAATGGGCGATGGTGCCAAACAGTTCGTTGTAGTTATGGCAGCCGTTCTTGGTGCTATTGGTCCAGTAGCCCTGATGTCATTTGGTTTGTTAGCTAACGGTGTAGCAAACCTAATTAAGATGTTCGCCAACCTTGGCATATTTTATCAAAGGATAACTGGTCAAAGCAAGGGGCTTGGGCTTTCTACAGAGTATATGACTCAACAGCAAATAGAAGCAGCCGCTGTTGCATCCTCACTTAATCAGTCACACGCAACCCTGATACAAACATTTAGTGCTGAGGCAACTGCCGTTGACAGGCTGACAGCAGCATATAGTAGAGCTGTTGCTGCTCAAAGAACTTTCCAGGGAAGTGCGGTAGCACGAGGTGGTGCTGGCGGAACCAAGAAGTATGCTGCAGGTGTTGTTTCGGTTCCAGGACCTAGAGGTGCTGGAGATGTTGTTCCAGCTATGCTTTCTCCAGGAGAAGCTGTTATTCCAGCAGACATGGCTAAGAGGTATGCCCCTGTAATTAACCAGATGATTAGTGGCAAGATTCCAGGGTACGAGCAAGGCCTAAAGGCTGAAGAAACAAAGGCTACTACAACTAGAGGACAAAGGCCAGCGACACCTGCAAGAGTTGCTGGATACACAAATGCTGTAATGTACTTGCCTGGCAGAGAAAATCTAAGACTCAATAGTGGCGGGGCGGATGTCAAAGACCTCAGGTCAGCACTAGGATATCAGGGTGCAAATAAGCCTATGGCAGCTGGTAGTGCAGCGGCCCAGGCCCCAATGGTGGATAGTATTGCTAGAGCACTAGGTAAGACCTCTAACTCTAAACAAATTGCACAGCAAATTCAAAATAACCCAGAGTTCAAGAAGTTCGCTAATAATGTTAATAAGGGCATTGCTCAGGCTTTGCCAAAATCTGGAAAGATTGCAGATCCCCAATTCCAAAAAATTGCTACAGCTGCAATTGATAAGGAGCTAAAGACTGGTGGGTATAGCAAAGAATTCCAAAAAGCTGGCCGCGGTGTTCTTACTCAGCAAACAATGTTCCAAGACCCCACAAATAAGAGAATAAGGTCAAACGGCAAGCTAGATCTGCAGGGCAGGGGGCAGGTCAGGGCTGGTGTCCCAGGCTATAGAAGAAACTATACTTCTGCAATAACTGCTCTAGGTGGAAAGGCTCAAGCATTTGTTGGTCAGCATTTGAGCCACATGACTGGATCAAAGCAACTAGACCTATCTAAAGTTTCTAATCTTTCAAAAGAGGCATCTGATGCAAAAGCTAGACTTAAAAGCGGTGTTGATAGGGTAACTTATAAAGATACAGAAGGCAACAAGCGTTCTGTTACCGTAAAGCGTGGTTCAAGCGTTGCAGAAGTTCAGGCAAAGATTGCAAAGTCTGGCGGGACATTAGTTAAAGAAACAGATAAGGCTGCTAAGGAAACTAAGAAGGCAGCTGCAGCAACTAAGAAAGAGACAGCTGCCAAAACAAAGAACGCTAAGGCTGTCGAAAAAGCTACCAATGCCGTTGCAGCTAAAAAACCTGGGCAGGTAGTGTCTACAGTTGATAAGAATGGCAATGTTCGCTTCTACCAAGATGGCAAGAGAATCACTAACGAAAAGGGTACTGCCGCAGTTAAAAGATCAGAGGCAGCACAAAAGGCAGCTCAGACTAGGGCAGCAAACAAAGCTTCAGCTCCAGCTTCCCCAGCCGCTAAGCCCGATGCCGCTGGTGCAGCTGCTAAGTCCAGACTAGGACTTGGTGGTATGGCAGCTATAGCTTCTGTAGGTGCGATGGCTGCATCTTTTGCTCCTGGAAAGGTTGGAGAGGTTGCACAACAGCTGATCTTGCCTTTGATGATGCTGCCAACAATTTTGCCACTTCTTAAGAATCCAATTGTTCTTGCAATCGCAGCCGTGGCAGCCCTTGGTGTTGGCATTTTTATGTTGCATAAAAAACTAAAGGATGCTACAAAATCAGGAATTGATGCTGGCCAAGCATTGTCTATGACAGCAGACAAACTAAAGAGCATCTCTGAAGTAACTGGAACTGTCAGTGCTACCGAGCTTAGACAACAGCAACAGCAGGCTCAGCTCACAGCTTCTGGTCCAGAGTTTAACTCATTTGGTCTTGGATTTGTGCAAGATTCTGAGCAGGGCAAGGCAATGCTTGCCGATATTGAAAAACAGTTTACGAGCGGCTCTTCAGTAGAACAGGTTGGCGAAAATATGGGCCGCCAGCTTGCTATGGCTATCACTCAAGGTGCTGTGTCAGTTGATCAAGCACGATCAATTGCCGTTGCTCTTGGTACAGAGCTTGGTGATTATACCTTGTCGACAAATATTTCTGGAAAGCTCACAGAATTGCTTGGCGTAGATGGAAATGATTTAACTCAAAATCCGCTAGAGGTTGCAATTAGGATTAAAGAAGATTCTATACAAGAGCAAGTAGATATATTTGAAAATGCTTTGTCTGTTATTTCAGATAACTCCGAAAAGGTTGGCGGCTGGCAGAATTTGCCTTTTGTCAACATGTTTGCCGTGCCGATTGAGTTCTTTAACAGAACTAAAGAAAACAAAGAGGTTACTGCAGCTGCTGTGCAGCTTGGGGTAGAACAGCTTTCACAAAACCAAATGCTTCTAGACTCAGTTAATCAAAGATATGACATGCTAGTAGCTCAGGCCACTACAGAAGAAGAAATTAACAGGTTACAGGCAGAACGTAGAACGGCTATTCAAGAAATTAATGAGGCAAACGCAGAGACAACTGCACAAATACTTGAGCAGGCCAAGGCATTTGATGACATTGGGTTGTATCAAGACGCTATGGCAGAGTCCATTAGGCAGAGATATTCTGAAGGACCAATGAAGGTATTCTCAGAAGAAGCACTTAAGCAGCTTGCTGAAGTAGATAATCAAGATTTTGCTATGACACTGTCTCTTCAGATGGCTACTGGAGAGCTAAGTCCAATCTCTGTTCTTAAATTGATTGAGGTGGGGGAAAATAACGAGTCGTTCCAGGTCTCATTTGAAACATCAATGAAAACTCAGGGCAGTGCCCAGACCAATCAGCTAATGACACTGCTAACTCAGAATAACGTATCTAACAATGCATTCCCAGTAATGTTTGATTTTGTTGTAAACTCTGGGGGTGAATTTGACAACATGCTTGAAGCTCTTGGTGTTATTTCAAGCCTAGGAACAAGGTACGGATTTGAGTTTGACCTATCAACTAATGGTGAAGAGCAGCTACAAGAGGTTGCTGAAATTATTGGAAAATACCAAGGCTTGCCAGACGTAATTACCAAAGAAGCATTTATTGAAACTGCTGCAGGCGACGCAAACCTTACCAAGCTACTAGATAATTGGGAAGACCTAAACCTAACAGATAATGTTAGCAGGCAGTTTGTAATTGACTTTATTACTAGAACATCACAAGCGGACCCAGACCTAGTTCGAGCATATATGGCAGATCAGGGAATCGCTATGACTGGCACGCGTTCTAGAAGTCGTAGGGGTAGAACTGTTACTACAAATGCCCCGTCATCAGCTGATATGTCTAAGTATGGTACAGCAGCTGCAGTCTGGAACCTTGGTCAAACTATGCCAGTAACCACAGATACCAATGACCCCTCAGGAGAGGGAGAGGGAGAAGGAACTGGTGCTGGTGCTGCTCCACAGCTAGATAGCCTTCTTAAAAAGATAAGGGATGTAAGACAGGCTACTATCAGTATGCGTAAGGGCTGGGACGGAATGAACCAGTCAATCAAAGAATTCCTAGACTCTGGCATTAATGGATTTAGTGGTTTGGCTAATCAAATGCGATCCATCGGCGTTGGCGAAAACCTAATTGAGCGTATTGTCGGAATGGATCCAGATGAATATGCAGAACGCAAGGATGAGCTATTTGTATTTGATAAGAATGGCAACATTGTCGGGGTAACTGAAAAGCTAAATAATCTTGGTCTAGCTATGAACAAGGTTGCTATTGGAGAATACATCAATTCTCAGCAAGCATTTATTGAAAATACTAAGAATCAGTTTACTGCAATGCAAATGCTTACTGCAGCTGGGCTATCATTTGTGGATGCCTACGAACTAGTTCAGGATCAGGCAATTGCTACGGCTATTGCAATGGCAGCGACCAAAGAAGAAGTCGAAGAAATTATTGACATTATTGAGCGTCTCAATAGGCTACAGGAAAAGTCAGACAGGCTGTCTGAAGAAAAGCAAGCTGCTGAAGCTTTAAAGAGAACCAATGATCAGTTTATGGAGCGTGCAAGAGCAATTAGAAAGCTAGCCTCTGAGCAGGGCAAGTATAGCGATGAGCAAATTAGTGCGATTATGAATGACCCTAATCTGACAAAGCTATACCTAAATCCATCAATTAGCCCAACAGAGCTTTCCAGGGCACTTCAGCAAGCTAAGGCAGCTGCTGATCTAGAGCTGCAGATTTCAGTATCAACTGAAGAAGGAAAGAAGGGCCTATTCGATAGCCTAATGGGAGACATTCAGACTCAGTTTAATAGGCAAGCAACTGAAATAGAACTTGATTTTAAGGCAGCAACTAGTGGAGACTCAGACATTGTTAGCCAAGCACAGCAACAAATTGCAGCAATTCAGTATGAAATTGATGACTATCAGGCACAGCTCAAAGGCATTCAAGACCAAGAAGAGGTTATTAACGACAAGTACAATGATAGGTATGAAGCATTAGAGCAGGTGGCCGCAGCTAATGAGCGTATTTCTAGAATTAGATCTGCAGAGCTAGACATTGCAGATGCACTTTCTCGTGGTGACATTGCAGCAGCGGCTAGAGCACAGCAACAGCTTAGGGCTACGGAAGCAGAAAATCGTGCACAAACCGAAAGAGAGATGCTAGAAAAGCAGCAGGCTGCAGAAATTGCAAGGCTTAGGTCTGCTTCTGGTCAATCCAGAGAAGAGATTGAGTCTGCAATCAAAAACAAGCAAGATGAAATTTTTACAATTGAAGAGGGGCAGCTAGAGCCAGCCCAAGAACGCATTAGGTTGGCAGAATACCAAAAGAATCTAGACATTGAAGGTTTGGAAATTGCTGGCAAGACCAGAGATGAGTGGGATCAGATTGCAAATGCAGTAGACCTAGCTTCTGTAAATATGGATGACTTTAATAAGAAGATTCAGCAAGCACTAGCATTGTTCGAATATTTTGTCAATGGAAAAGACTTGGATGCATCTTTGTTTGGGGCAGACGAAATTCAAGAGCTAGTTGATACTGGGGTCGTTAGCGGAGATAGGGTCGACTACGGTCCTCAAAAGCCAACTCCAGCCCCTACTCCAACCCCAACTAAGAGTGATAATGGCTCTGGGGGATCAAAAACAGTTTTGGAGGCACTTCGTGAAGCAGAGACCAAAGACCCAACGGTTGTTCAGGCCAATAAAGATATTGCCTCTGCTAATAAGACTATAGAAGCACTTAGTGGCAGCAGCATGCCAGGAAATAAGAGCATCGTTGATGCCATGGTTAAGCAAAAAGCCGATGCGGCATATACAAAGTCGTGGGCACTTAAGGCAGTAGCAACATCCGCAGGTGCTAACTTAACGCCAAAATCATCAACTCCTTCTGGTGGTCAGGCCGCAGCATTGAACAAGCAAAAGTCATCTTCAAGCTCTACAAGCAGCAGAACGACTCCTATTCCTTCAAAGAGTTCAGCACCAAAACCAAAGACCGATAGTTCAGACAACAAGTTTAAAAACTTGGCTCCCAAGAAGACAACCACCACCAAGAGGTTCATCACTGTTGGTGGACAAAAAATTTATTATAACCAAGGTGGCTCGGTTCCAGGATATAGCATTGGCGGAAATGTAAAGGGCTATTCCGTAGGGGGAATGTTCACCTCCATGGGATCAGACAATGTTCCAGCTATGCTAAGCCCAGGAGAGTATGTAGTCCGTAAACGTGCAGTGCAAGATTTTGGAACCAAAAACCTAGAAGCTATAAATAATGGAACATACTCTGGCGGTTCGGTGTATAATTATAACTTGGCAGTTAACGTCAAGTCTGATGCAGACCCAGACAGAATTGCTAGAGTCGTAATGAAACAGATTAAACGCGTTGATTCGCAGAGGGTAAGGGGAAATAGGATCTAATGGCAACTTCTAATTATATGTCTGGTAGGCAAAAGTATGGCAGACCACAGGCCATGTTGTTTGCTAATAATCCTGGCACAGTTATTGATGGCAAGATTGTTCCAGACGGAACTGAGTTTGAAGATTTTATTATCCTGTCTGACGACAATAGGGATCCAATTTCATTTTCAATTGATAGAATTGAAAATAGAGAAAGAATGATTAATGGGCGTATGCGTTCATATCATATTGCCGACAAACTAAAAATTTCTACAGGCTGGAAAAATCTACCATCTAGATCGTATGCCGCATCGCCAGACTTTGGTCAGGGCGGCGTGTCTGAGCTAAACACATCTTCTGGCATACGTGTATTTGATGACGGCGAATACGTAACCCTGCCAAAACAATTTTTTACTACCGATGGTGGTGCTGGGGGCGTAGACCTTTTAAATTGGTATAACAATAACGTTGGATCCTTTTGGGTTTATCTGGCTTATGATAATTATGAAAACTTTGACACCAACTACAGCGTTGATCCAAGATCCAGGCTGGCTCAATATAACGAAGTCGTTGAAGTCTTGTTTAATGATTTTTCATACACTGTAGAAAAACGAGGAACCCTAACCCATGATTATTGGAATATTGACATAGATCTAGAAGAGGTATAATGTTTGTTAATGAAAAATTACAAAGCCACTTAAATACTTCTTCAGCTGTTAAACTTCAGTCGAAAGTTATTGCAGAATGGAACATGAATGAGGCCAACAATATTCTGCAAGTAGGTAACTATAGATATAGGCCAACAGATAGTCTTGGATCACAGTATCAAATTCCACTACAGTCTTTTAGTTTATCTGATGAAGGAAACTACTATACTAATGCCACCTATTCGGATATTAAAATTGACGGCGGCCTTGACAATAGCGATGTCCCAACTATATTTTTAAGCAAACAACAAAAAGAGGGTCAGCTATATTCTTTAGAAGAATGCTTTCAGCGAAATAGGCCCAGGTCTGGCATCAATAAAGTTAGGTTTATGAGCTCTACCCCTGGAAAGTTTTTTTCTCATTTTGACAATGTTCAGATGGCAGAAAGGCCGAGGTATTATGCTGCAAGCAGAGATGATATTTTTAAATACTGGACCTCATATCGTAAAGAGTCTGGCGTAGAGCATGGTGTAGCCAACAAGGTTCAGAATAATAAGTATTACATTACAGACGCAGCCCCATACGTTGTGTATAAAAACACTGTTGCGGCAAACAGAGTTGTTGTAAAAATGCAAACAAACGTGGGGTCCGTTGACCTGGGAGTTTTTAATAATAATTCTGTTGGAGTTCCAGACCCATTTCATGGAACAGAAAACCAGACTACTCCAACTAGATGGAAGATTCAGTATTTGGATGAAACTCAGACGTGGGTAGATGCTACCTCATTTGATGAAAACTCTGTACGTGCCGACGGCTCCCCAGTAGTAGGGGCTGACGGGTACGTTGAAATTGGTTACGGACCTATCATTCCACAAGAATACAAAAACTCTTTTAATTTTGTTAAAGCATTAACTCACCCAAGCCTTGTGCCCCCTACAGAATCTCTTAATGAAGGAGATGCATACTTTATTTCTTATTCTGAAGATGTTGCGGGCAGCTATTATATTGTTGTAAATGAAACCATAAAAACATTTCCAGCTCAATATGGGTGGCAGGTTATGGAAGAAGGTATTTCAGATCAAACTCCTTTTGTAACTGAGCTAGTTGACAAACCTTCATATATAAATACAGCTAATGGCCAAACTGTTTTCAGAGAGTTTCAAAATATTAATGGCTTAAGGATAGTCGTTGAAACTATGAATAAGTACGACTCTACTTTCGATCTCATTGAGCTATCCCCTAGGCTGGCTATTGATTTATCGGATAAGACGAGTGACTTTTCAATTAAAAAAACCTCAGCTGATCTTGGCGTAAGCGGAATGCCAGTGTCACAGCTACTTGCCGCTACGGGATCACTCACGCTGTTTGACTATGACCAAGCATTTTTCCCAGAAAATAATAATAGTTTGCTGTACGGCCACATGACACAAAATGTGCAGTATAAATTTTATGAGGGCATTTACGATGTCGAGGGCGAAAATTTTATTGTTCCAATTAAAACCATGTACTCGGAAGGCTTCCCAACTGCTAAGTCTACGAACAGATCAGTCTCTATTGAGCTAAGAGATTTGTTCTATCTGTTGGAGTCACAGACTGCCCCACAAATGCTGGTCCCAAATGTTTCTTTAAGCTATGCGGTTTCATTGCTTATGGATGCAATTGGTTTTTCAAACTATTACTTTAAGAGAATATCCGACGAGTCCGACCCAGAAATTCCTTTCTTTTTTATTGAGCCAGATACCACAGTAGCAGAGGTACTGAGCCAGCTGGCAATGTCTACGCAATCAGCAATATTTTTTGACGAGTATAACAATCTTGTTGTTATGTCTAGCTCATATATTTTGCCCGATGAGGGAGACAGGGACGTTGATCTTGTTCTCTATGGGACAAAAGATTTTGTTAAAAATAATGAGGTTAAAAATCAACAGACTCAATCTTCTTTAGCTAACATTATAGAAATCGCTTCTCAGGACAAGCAGGTTTTTAATGCTGGGTCAATTAATTATACTACTAGATATATCCAGAGGTCCTTTGGTAGCATGAAGCAAGCCATGATGCTAGACCGAGATAAAACATGGTCTTATAAGCCATCGCTACTCTGGGAAGTCGCCCCATCTGAACAGCTTAAGCCGATTAATGATGAGGTAAGCTCTCAGTCAGCATATGTTTTATCTGCTATCCCATTAAACTCAGATTTTTCCGATACTGTTCCGTCAGTTAAAAATAGAAAAATTGTAGACAATGTTATGAATATGGGAGATGGCATTTATTGGATTACTAGATATAACGGATACCTCTATGCCAACGGTGAAATTATTAAATATGATGCAGTACAGTTTAGTGTCCCTGGTCTATCTAACGTGGACCCAAATGATCCTAATGTAGAAGGTGATAACGTATGGATTACTAGCGTAAGAGACTACTCTAAATATTTTTCCAAAATTCCATTTAATGGAAAAATGTATCCTACTGGTTTAGTAAGGGTATACGCAGAGCCAAACTATGAAGTTATTAATGGAGTTACTTTTTTGAAAAACGGAGAGGTAGCCAAGCACGGCAGGGGCCAGTTTGACACTCCAATTGTTTATCACAGTGCTGGACTATCTAGCCACTGGTCTTCAAACGATAACGTTCGTGGCTGCGATATGGAGTTCAACTACCTTATTGACCCTACGCTGCAAGCCCCATCTCTTGCTGTTGGGGCTGCTGGCATTAATGATACTCGTGCCCGCAATACCTCAAGAACCAGCCTGATTAAAAACTTTTTGGCTACTAAGAATGACACAGAAAATAATACATCAGAGGATAACTCAGCAACCGTGCAGGCCTCAGCACTGGTTTTTAATGGCACTTCGTTCGCTACAACTGAT